TCCTTTTACTGTTGACCAGCTCTTTGTCCATGCATCACTTCCTACAAGTACCCATGTACCGTATGAATTTCTATAAAAAATTCTAATTAATGTTGTAGTTGCAACTACAGCATATGACCCAACTGATCCTATAGTAGCAGATGGAATTTCCCCAGAGTATCCATTAGTGCCGAGTGATCCTGTGTTTGACAAGTCTGTGCTATCTGTAATTACAATTGGTGCTTTGTTTGTGAAAACCTGTCCGGAGTTTAAAACACTTGCACCGTTCCATTCTTGAATTCCCCATAATGTATTTGCAGTATCTAACCAGTACGTACCGTCTGTTGGATTTGCAGCTGGTGCTGTTGCTGTTGCTTCTAGCTCTGCTAGGTCAACATCTGCTCTTACAACATACGCTCTGTTTGCTATACCTAAGTATGAATATGCAGCTTGCAAACCATATTCATTAAGTTCGCCGCCGTGAATCATATTATTATTAGAATCTGATTTGAATATAGGATCTCCAAATGTATCTGCTAAGTCTCTTTGACTTGTTAGTAAATATGGTGTTCCTGCTGTTGCAACTGTTGTTCCTGGTGCTGTACCAGTTCCTGCTGCATTTGTTTTGTCTTGTGCCGTAGCAACGAAGATCATTGGTGTTGTACCTGGTTCAGCTGGTGTGTAAAAACTTTCGTCTACTACGCTAACCTGTACTCCTGGGGATACTAGTGCCATGTTATTCTCCTATCGTGGACATTCATTTCTTATTATTATTTAGCATATATTTTTAAAACCCAGCTGTTATATGCCATAAAAAAGGGACCATAAAGGTAAGGTAAATACAATATGCGACCATTATGCAAATGTAAACAGCATCCTTGTGCTGTAAATTATAAAAAAGGGACCAAGACTTTTTATAGAAGCCTGTGCGAAAGGTGTTTACGGAATGGAGTTAATCATGGCATACCATTATGGAAGCAAAGAGGATACGATAAAAAAGATTACTGCGAAAAATGTGCGTTTGAAAGCAACTATCCCCAACAGTTTAATGTTTACCATATTGATGGAGATTTACAAAATTGTAGACCTAGTAACTTAAAAACAATATGTGCTAACTGTCAACGTGTGCTACAGAAACAAGGAGTCAAATGGAAGCAAGGAGACCTTTTACCTGACTTCTAAGTTCAAGTAGTGTATTACTATTATCAATAACATTGTTAAAGTTTATATTTGCCCATCTCCATTCTGATTCATGTACATCAGTTGGTTCTTGTCCAAGATCAGTGTACAATCTAAACCAAACCGGATCAGGTCCTCTTCTAACACGCCACACTTCACCGTTGATACTGTGTATCATATTTGCTTCGTTTTGAAAACGGACATCAGGAATAACAAAGTTTTTATTTGGATTATCTAACACATGTTTTTTAATTAGGCTTACCCATATACCATCATAAAAACCTTGTCGCATACAATCTGTACCAAACTCTTGCAATATTAATCTTGGAGTAATACTACGTCCTGTTTCTTTTGACCAAAATGTATCCTCTTTTTCTCGCCAGCTTCTGCTAGAGTCAGTTTTGCCCTCTAGCATTTGTCTATCCCATCCAAATACACTAGCAACACCGTCTTTTAATTTATCTGCAAAGGATAATTTTTCAAAGTTTTTTTCTTGTACGAGTATATCTGCAATAGTGTCTTTACCACTGCCAATTAAACCGCATATTCCAATAATCATAGTTATTCCTTAACTGTATTACATTATTATACAGTAAGAATTTATAAAAGTCAAGTATTTTTTTAGCCGATTGTAAATGTGTAGCCGGTTCCGCCTGCCACTGCTGTAGAAACTTCGCCTTCAAGTTTTTCCATTTCTTGCTGTGCTTCTGCTTTCAACGCATCACCGTTTAATTGGCCTCCGCCTTGTGGGCCGGCAATAGTAGCAAATTTACTACGTGCTTCGCCGAGCATGTACTTGCAAGTAGCAACAGTATAATCTTTTATCCATTGTTTTGCTAGATAATCATCTAATAATTGTTCATCTGGTCGATAATTATAACAGTACAACATAAGTGTTTCTTCTGTACGAGAACGCTGTAATATAGTTAACTGTTTAGTTGTTGTATTCCATTTAAATTCAATAAAAGATCCAAACATTCTACCTACTAGTTCCTGATACTGACTAAAGAAATCGTAGGTTGCTAATCCGCCCATATTCGAACTTGCTAACAAGTATGTGTTTGTATATGCCATGTTGAATGGTTCAAATAAAGTACCGCCATCACCGCCGCCGGATCTTGAACCTATCGACCTACGAAATATTGTACGGACTTCTACAACTTCACTTGGCAAAGTATAAGTATTCTGATCAGTAACTGTAGGCATGAAGAAATAACTTTCTTCTACCGAATTTTCCGATCTTTGTCTAAACCTTGTTAATGCTTTTGTAAGAGCTGTTTCATAATGTACAGGATCTAATTCAACATCGACCATGCCGCCGCCTAACATAGCGAATACATAGTCGAAAATCTCTTGTTTTTTTGTTTTTAATGTTGCCATAAGAATGTTTTCTCCAATAGTATTTATCGTATCGATAAATATGTGTATGCCAAGACTTAGTTTATATAAACCAGAAAAGGGTAAAGACTACGAATTCATAGATAATCGCATCTATGAAATGTTCACTGTAGGTGGTACAGACGTTTTTATTCACAAATATTTAGGGCCTAAAAACCCAGACGAAGCAGATGCGACTGCTGACCAACCAAAGTATAATGCTGTTGCCGAGACTAACATACAAGATATGTTGTTTATGGAAAATAGAGATCGCAAATACGATCCTGATATCTATAGTTTGAGAGGTATATACAATGTTCAAGATATTGACTTCAATATGAGTCAATTTGGTTTATTTTTAACCAATGATACATTGTTTATGACTATACATATATCATCAAGTGTGAAAACACTAGGTAGAAAGATAATGGCAGGTGATGTTATTGAATTACCTCATCTAAAGGACGAATATGCATTAAATGATTATAGTGTGGCATTAAAAAGATTCTTTGTTGTTGAAGATGTCAATAGAGCAGCAGAAGGATTTTCGCCTACTTGGTATCCGCATCTATATAGAGTAAAACTAAAACAAATTATGGATAGCCAGGAATACAAAGAAATACTCGACCTGCCTGCAGAAGAAGGTAATCCGGGTGGCAATACATTACGAGATTTGTTGTCTACATATGAGCAAGAAATGCAAATTAATAATGCGGTAGTTGCACAAGCAGAAGCAGATGCTGCAAAATCAGGTTACGATACAAGTCATTTTTTTAGTCTTGCTACTGATGACAACGGAGAAGTTGATTTAGTTACTGTAGACACTAACGATTTAGATGCTAGTACAGCAAATGAACTTGCTGATAGAGTAATGCAAACTCCGCAAAGAGAAGGTTATCAAGGTTACTTATTAGGTGACGGAATACCAGGTAACGGAGAAGCATTTGGACACGGTATTACATTTCCAAGCAGTAGTGTAGAAGGAGATTTTTTCTTAAGGACAGATTTTATGCCAAATAGGTTATTTAGAAACGATGGATCTCGTTGGGTTAAACAAGAAGATTCAGTACGTATGACACTTACTAACACAAATACAAAATCTACACAAAAAGGTACATTTGTTAATAACACAAGCACTGATACAATAGGCGGCGAATCTGTAACTGAAAGACAAAGTTTATCTAAAGCACTTAGACCTAAGGCGGATAATTAATGCAACATTTTTATGACGGACAAATACGTAGATATATTACTCAAATCGTAAGACTTATGAGTAATTTTTCATATAAAGACGGTAGTGGAGTGACTACTGAAGTACCAGTAATGTACGGAGATATTACGCGGCAAGTTGGTCATATACTAAGAGATAATTCAGAAAATAAAATTCCTAGCGCACCAAGGATGGCTGTGTATATAACTGGTTTAGAAATGGATACAGCTAGGTTAAGTGATGCAAGTTATGTTAATAAATTAAACATTAGAGAACGTGCATATGATAGCGATGGTAATGAATACCTTAACACTGAAGGTAAGAATTATACTGTTGAACGATTAATGCCAACTCCTTACACACTTAGTGTGAATGTAGACTTATGGACTACAAATACCGATCAAAAATTACAATTAATGGAACAAATTCTAATGTTGTTTAATCCAAGTTTAGAGATTCAAACAACTGATAACTATGTTGACTGGACCAGTTTAAGTGTAGTAAATTTAGATACAATTGGATTTAGTTCAAGGAGTATTCCTGTTGGTACTGAGACCGAAATTGATGTTGCTACATTAGGATTTAAAACGCCAATATACATTTCACCTCCTACTAAAGTAAAAAGACTAGGTGTAGTTACAAGTATCGTACAAAGCATTTATGACGAATCACGAGGTACTATTGAACTAGAACAAAGTAAACCTGAATTAACCGCATATGCTGATACTGCCGTGCCAAGTGCTGATATACGCACGACTGTTGGTATTACTCCTACTGGTGAAATAAGCAGAACAAATAGAAATGCTGGTGCAATAAAAGACAATACTACAAATGTTATCCTCAACACTTTTAAAGATTTTGGATTATTAGTTCTAGGCAACAGTGCAAAACTTATAAAACGTGGTGTTGTTGGTGGAGTGCTGTGGGACGCATACGTCAAATCTTTTCCAGAAATATTTGAAGCTGGTATAACAGAAATACGCTTAAAACGTAAAGATTTAACTACAGAAATAGTTGGAACAGTTGCTATAAACACTGCTAATCCAAATGAATTAATAGTCAACTGGGATGCAGATACTTTACCTAGTGATACTGTGTTTACCGGACCAAGCGGGGATAGTAATAAAATACATTATATTATTGATCCTCAAAAAACAAGTCCTGCTACACTAAAAACTGCTGGATATAGATTTTTGTTACTAGACAATAGTATCGGAGATACTATTAATACAGACGGTGCAGATGACTGGAAAAACAATGACGGCACAGACTTTATAGCAAGTGCTAATGATATTGTTGAATGGAGCGGAACTGCCTGGCAAGTAGTTTTCGATGCAAGTACATACACTGGTACTGCATATACTACAAACTTAAATACAGGTGTTCAATACAAATGGGATTCAGGCGAATGGATACTATCATTTGAAGGTGAATATCCAAATGGCACCTGGCGTTTAAAATTCTAGCATAATTATTTGTATGGAAAAGATTATTTGTAGTGGAGCATTGTTCTACACCTTAGATACTCATAGATTTTTGTTCTTACATAGAACTAAAGGTAAGCAAAACAACCTTTGGGGATTAGTTGGCGGAACAAATGAAGGTACTGAAACACCTTGGGAAAGTTTGAAAAGAGAAATATCCGAAGAAATAGGTACTGTCGAAATTAAAAAAACTATACCTTTAGAAACTTTTGTAAGTAACGATGATAAGTTCCAATTCCACACATATTTGTGCTTAGTAGATAACGAATTTATTCCTATACTAAACGATGAGCATGACGGATATGCTTGGGTATCTTTTACAAAATGGCCCAAACCGTTACATCATGGACTGCGTAATACTTTACAAAATAAGACAAACCAACTTAAACTAGAAACAGTTTTTAAATTGATTGAATTACTATGACGCAAGCAATGTTTTTAGAAAATTTTGGTTTTTACAGAGAAAAAATACCGCAAAATTTGTATTATAATTTATGCAACGAATCTTCGAAATGTAATCAAATAGTTAATTCAGGGATAACTGAAAAAGGTGTTGCAAAACATTATAGACTAAAAGACACTGCACAAGAACTTAATCAATATATAATAACTCTTATTAAAAAATATGAAGTTGACTTTCCAGGTTTAGGAGAAATAGGCATATTGACAAAATCTTTGCCATATAGAATTGAAGAGCAATGGATAAACCATCAAAAGGCAGGCGAATTTATTCCTAATCATGTACATCAGGGTATCTACAGTTATAGTATATGGATTAAGATTCCTGAAATAAATGATAACAAGTATCAAGGTAATTTTGAATTCACATATACTAATGTAGTTGGAAATATTGTTCATAAAAGGTTTCAATTAACAAAAGAAAATGAAGGCGAAATAATATTTTTCCCCTCAAAGTTGCCCCACAACGTATATCCGTTTTTAAACAGTAATGAAACAAGGATATCAGTAAGTGGCAATATAATATTGGATGCAGGATAATGGATAAAAAAGATAATGTAAAACAAACTGACTACGGCTATGAAATTACTTGGGTATCAGAAGAAACTTATGGCGGTAAAATTCTAGTGTTTGATAAAATAACCAAAACAGATTTTTGGTTTAACAGTAAAACTGAAAAATGTTGGTTTGTAAATAATGGCGAATTCCTGTTTAAATGGATAGATACTAGTACCGGTCAATTATTTGAAAAACAAGCCTCCGAAGGTACAACATTTATATCTAAGCCACTTATGCCTTGTGCAATTGAGTGTAGAATTGTTGGTAGTATTACTGAAGTCAACAACGGTAG